TTTTACTGCTCCATTAACTTCCAACTTTTGTGTTGGTGTTGTTGTTCCAATTCCTAATCTTCCATTGGTATTGTCCCAAAAGAAATTAGCACTCTCCTGCAACACATTACCCGTTCCTTCAAACAACACACGGCCAACAGTACCGCTTGTTATTGGTGTTGTGCCTATCGTTAAGCCTGTTGCGATTGTGAATGTTCTATTCGCACTTAAATCTTGCGTAGTGCCGTTAATCGTGAGCGTTCGCGTTTCGGGAACTGGAGTATAACCTAAAGCCGTTGCAACCGTCTTATTTTTCCATAAAGAAGTAGAACTTTCGTAAGTTAGAACGTTGTTGTTGACAGGAGTGTCAATGTACACGTTGTGCAACTCGTCCAACTCCCACCCATTCATCACCTTCACGTAAATCTTTCCGTGAATAGCGTGAGCGTATTCAACGTATCCTATAACAACGATGTGTCCTGTTGCTCCTGTTGGCTTGACGTTGGTAATTGCTCCCGCCGTTGTTGGAGACAAATACAAGACGTCTCCATCCGCCCACGTTTCACCTTGCAGACTTCCTGTTGTGTTAATCTCCTCAAGATTTCCAACAGTCATTATGAAGCCTTCTTGATTCGTTGCTATCGTCTCAGTAACTACACCTATTGTATCTGCGCTATTCGTATCGTTGTTGGCTTGTGCAAGTGCTACCGCTAAACGCTGACCTTGCGCACCGCTGATTCTTACCGCTTGATAAGCAGCCTTCGTTAGTGTCGTGTTTGGTGTCACTTTGTTCACTACGCGAGCGACCAAATCAACCCCATTCTTTAAGATAACTGAGCCACCTTTTAAAGTAGTCTCTGAACTACCGATGCTATCATTCCATCGCGTTGTTCCAACCGCTGCCGTTCCTGTTGGAGATGTATCTAAAGACAATTGCCCTGCTTTTAATTCGAACTCGCCTAAGTCAACATTCCCTGTTGCGCCTGTGTAAGGTACTTTGTTTGTCTCCAAAGAAGAAACGTCGCTCTGTAGTGCTGTCACATCAGTCTGAAGCGCTGCGATATCATCAACGATGCTGATGATGGTAGCGCATTCAGGTAAGTCTTCGCACGTTATACCCACTTGGTCAATGAGCTGATACCATCCTTTTACTCCACTGCTATTAGTACCATAGTAATAAGAGTTACCCGGTGCTTCTACGTCTCCATCTAAGCTAACGAATACCCCATTCTGATCTAAGCTTTCAATGAACTGCAAAGCTCCCCATCCATCACTACCCGAATCAGTTGGAGTGTTGTAGTTCCAACTCGCAGGAATGCTGCATGCGCTCCAATCGTAATCTAAGTTAAGCTCTATTGTTCCTGTAACTCCTGTTAGCGTGTGAGTGTATTGCTCAACGAATGGCTCAGAATTTACAGGGCGAGTAAGCACTGCATCTGAGCCAAACATATTGCCCAAATATATCTCGTTAATTAAGTCTTGAAAGATAAGCGAGCAGTCAGTAATTGATTCTGCTTGGTAGCCTGTCTTATCTTCTTTGTCTCTTGGCAGATCACTAATGAATATCTCAAATTGAAACGAACGAGTACCAGGTGAATAGTTAATAGCGCGAGGCTTAACGTGCAGCCATGGCCACTCTGCCTCTTTCTCTAAATCGGCCTGGCTAATCTCTCCATGCGTAAACCTACGCAGTTGGAAATGCCCTGCTGCGAACTGTCTAAACCTATCTACAATGACGTTATAAGTATAATTGATTGTGCTCATATCTATTAGTGGAAATTAAGTTAGCTTTTGTTGCATGCTGTTAGCGTAGTCCATCGCATAGGTCAAATGAGTGAAGATTGTTGAAGCTCTTGTTTTAGTAATGGCATCGAACTTAGTTACATCTCTCTCTGCCATCTCTTCGATAACATGCCACCATTGATAAACACTTGCTAATGTTTCACCTCTTCGGCTAACTGACTGATCTCCTTCTTCAGCCTCTCCAGCTCCTGCTCTAAATATGCGGGTGTATTGTTCAGCAAATCGTTTCTGAGTGTCGAAAAAAAAAGCAGCGCAGCATTCACATTGGCTAAATTCATCTTCCTCATTTGAGGCGCATACTTAAGATGCACATCGCTGTCATAATCTTCTATTTTGTACTGCATATTAATCTCAGCCGTAACAGGTCGGTATAAGATGCACATAAGCTCAGGCAGTTGGTGAGGGAAGTTCTTACTTAATTCAGACAAATCTAACCACTCTCCAAAGGTCATGCTCTTAAGGTTAGGATGAAATCCAAACTTAATACCATCTATCTCTATGAATTGCTTAAATACCTTCTCATCATTCTTAAGACCATTAGCGTAGGCTGTCACAATTTTTTCAATTTGTGTGACATCAATCTTTCTAATATCATCTCGCTTTAAGCCTGTGATAGCTTGAATCTGACTAACAGTATCTTCACCTGCCGCCATGAAGTCTACGTATGTGCCGAGCGTTTGATCACTGTACTTAGTGCTTATTATTTTGTCGCTCATAGCTTTTCTATTTCTTTTTTAACTTCTTTCAAATATACATAGCTTGAATAACCTATGTATCCAAAGGGAAGAGACATATTTTTTAACACATTATCTACTTCTTTTAAAGCATCATGTCCAAATTTATTAAACAACTCTTCTGCCTTTTCTTTTGGTGTCATATGTTTGTGCCGTCTATGGTTATGTTAATACTCTTAATCTCAGTGCTCAGCTCCTGCCTTTCGATGTAACCTCTCTGCTTACCTTGTGTCTTAAGGTAGAATATCACAGCGCTTGTGTTAGGTGCATCCTTAATGGTTACTACCTCACCATCATGAGTAAGTGCCTGGCGCTCTGCTCCCTCCATCAGCTTCTTAAGCTGCGACTCTGCGAAGTCTAAAGCTACATTCTTAAGCGAAGCTACAGCGGCTGAATATTCAGCATCATCTTTGAGCCATTCGTAATGAGTCTTGCGTGCTATGCCTATCTTCTCAGCCGCTTCAGTTACGTTACCCAGCGAAGCCGTAAGTGCCTGAAGCATAGCATCTTTTTTGATAGTTACATTTTGTCCTTTGTCTTCTTCCATGTTTGGCTCTGTTTTACTTCTGAGTTTGGCACTCTTCTTCTGCTCCTGAGATTGCATAGCCTGTATTTAAAAATTCATTAAAGTTATTCTGAATATACTCAGGAGATTCCTTAGCAGCTCTCACGCAAATGTCTCTTAGCATGTCCATAAACAAAGCTGTGTTGTGGTCTTTTATTCCATAGACTGCAGCTAAATAAATTATATCAGTGTGCCCTGTTTCTACTTGGTGATGATGTTCTAATACTTTCAAATAATCTTCCATTACGCTAACTTATTCTTAAAATGTGTTATTAACTGCTCCATCTTAGAGTCATAGTATTTAGCAAATGTAGTAAAACCTTCGTTATCAGCCTCATAAACTCTAAACATTATACCTCTCAAGCGTTGTGATGGTTTCTTAAGTGTATCTTCCAACTCTGATTTCAAGCTTTCTACTGCATCTAACTCTTCACGTCTGAAGCTCTCATCTTTAAAAGCTAAATAACCGAATTGGTTGGCTGTGCCAAATAGCTCAGCTGCTTGTGCCGGTGTGAGCTCGTTAGTGCCAAAAGTAAGTTTAAGAGTCTTATCTTTTCTTGTGCCTACGCTTTCAAGTTGTGCTGGTATTAATATCATTCTTCTTCGGGTATTGTTAAGCTTATTCCGTATTCTGCAACAGCCAATCTAATTCCTTCGCAAGCCTCAAAATCTTGCTCTCTAATTAAACCTGCAATAATTGGAGCATAATCCTCAATATCACAAATCCCATTTATCAATTCTTGCTTAGTGAGCATGTATATCTCTTTTATTCTTGGTTTATGCATATCAATATTTTTAGATTTAATACCCGACTTTAGCTTGGTATTTTTGTATTAGCAGTCCCTAAGTATCTAATACAGCTAATTGGAATAGTGTAGCTCTCACCTCCAATGGGCTCTCCTGTGGCGCTCATTTCTGAGTAGGAGGCACAATATCATGATCCACAATAAAGGCAGCCCTCATCCTCTCCACCCTCACCTGCATTTAAGATGCGCTCACATTCTTTATCTACTTGTGCCTCACTCCAGTTAGGATTAAACATTTTCACTTGTGCCTTCAAAAAGTTATAGTTATTGTCACTCATTTTTAATTAAGATTAGTAATATTAGTAATAGTTTAGTAAGATTAGTACTATTATTAGTGTAATAAGCTTTAGCTATTAGCTTAAAGCAGTTAGCTTATTAGCTAAGCTATAGCTATAGTTAATTAACATCAACAAAAGAAAAGAAAGAAAAAGAAAAAAGGTAAAAAGAAAAAGAAAGAAAAGAAAAAGCTCCCCCAAGAAAAACAAACTGCCTCACTCTTAAAAGAGTAGTTACTCGTTCCAAGCATTGATATGATGCAAGTGTAGTCATTGGTTACTGAGCTTTGACTTACTCAGGTAATGGATGTTACTCATCTAAAATAAGAAAGCTCCAGAGGTGCATGCGACAACACCCCCAGAGCAGTATTAAACCTAAAATCAAATCTTACAGTAATATGTCGCATGTCACAAATCTATGTATAAAAATGTTACGAGATACTATTGTGGAAAACTATTTAGGTTGTTTAAAACGTAGCACTGTGATGTATACCCAAAAAGGCAGCCATACAAGGCCTGTAAAAGCAATGCCCACATAAGCATACCAATGGTAATTAGATAAGTGCCTCTGATGTCTGTAAACGTTCAGAGATAGAATTGTGAAGTGAAGTAGGAAGCCTACTAAGTAAATAATAAATAGTGTCATAGTTTTTTTCTTTTAGCTCTTCGTTTTTTTATGGGTGTATTAGTTACCTCTGTTGTTGGTTCGGGAGTAAGGTCTGCTTCTATTGTAGCTAAATCTCCTTCTAACTGCTTCTCTAATTTGGTTAGCAGTTCATTCATACATGGAGTGCAGCTTGTGAAGTTCTTACCATCTCTAATACCAAGATATTCTCTACGCAGTTTAAACAGCTTAGCCATCTCACCAGGTGCTAACCTTCCACGCTTTCTAATCTCTCTAATGTGCTCAAGCGTTGGCATCTTCCAATCTTTCTCCTCAATTACAGGCCATAGCTTAGCTGGGCAGTCAGTAGCTGCATAAGATGCTAAGTGATCCACAGGGCAGCCACAAGGCTTAAAGGTTACCTCTCCAATAGTGTGAGGCTTCTTGAATGGATTAATTGCATTTACAGGAGGCCCACAAGTACCGAACTGCTTATTGTATACAGGGCACTCTTTGCATACCTTAACGCGAGCTTCAAAGTCTGTGCTGTTTATCATCATATCTGTAGTGAATTTCTAAGTGTTGTTTTCGCTTTCTTAATTGTGCGGTAAAGATAGTTCAAAGGTATACCAGTCTCTTTAGCTAACTCCTGATAAGAGAAATCATCCAATGCGTAAAGAAAGAATAGCTCTCTCTCAAAGTATGGAAGTCTACTGATAAAGATATCTAACTGCTCATTCTCTAATCGCATGCCTACGCTCTTATTCACATCGTCTATAATATCATCTTTCAGATCATTGCGTATCTTTTCAAATCTTAACCGGGTATAATTGAATGAGCTGTTACTGCATCGTGCAGAGAGTCTAATAGCATTGCTCACGTAATTGTTAAGCTTGCCTCTATCGTGAATATCTTGTAACTTATCTTTGTCTGATTCCAATATTTTAAGCAGCGTATCGTGCAGCAGCTCATCGGCCAAGTCTTGGCGAGTAACAGTTGCTGCCACTCTGCGCCATTCGGGATAGCACTTATCTATTTCTGAGCGCCATGTAGTCATCTATAACTTTTTTAGCCTCATCGAAGCTCTTGCATGTAACAGCTTGGTAGCCGTTGTTAATTAATTTTGCTTGCCATTCTTTCTGAGATTGACTCATAACACCCTTAGCTGTTTTCATCTCTATAGCTAATCCAAAGAATGGGCCTTTAGCATTATAGATAAAGATGTCAGGGAAGCCTTTAACGTACCCTGTTTTCTTCATCTTCACTGCCTGCTTCATAGACGTACGAACACCACCAGCTGAAGCGCAATAAAGTAAGTTAGGATATTGTGCGTTAATGTATTTAATAACAGCCTCTTGTATTAGGGCTTCCTCATTCTTCATGACTCAAAATTAGTCTATTAACTTAATCTAAATCAACATCTTATTCACATACTTATTCACATAGAGTTAAGCGCCATATCTTTGGCCTAAGAATTTGCTTTTGGTTTAGCAATGATTATTGATTACTGAGATAGGCTTGCAAACGTGCAGGCCTATTTTAGTTTAGATAAAAGCGTACTTAGTATAGTTGCGATTTAGCTCAAAGTAGGCTCGCATCATTATAGCATCTGCTATATCGGGAGAGATTCCACCGGTGCGCTGGCTGATAGTATCTTTTGATGTTACTCGCAGCTTTCCTTCCTTATCAGGATCTACTCGCCTAATCAATTCTAACTCCTTAACTATATCTTCTTGCCATTTAATTGGTAGCGTTATCTCATTCTTATCTATAAGCTCGCCAAGTCTAAAGTAGCAATCTGCTTTTAAGTTCATGTACTGCGTTCCTCTCACAGCTTTACTGCCGTTCATAAACTCTCTGCATCTAAGGCTATCTACAAGGCCACCACCTACCCCATCAGCATCTGCAAGCACGTTGGATAGTCTAATGCCATGCTGATTCATTAGGCGCTGAATCTCTGCTTTAACTTCATCCTGTCTCTTTTGGCGCAGTATTACAATATCAATACAGCTTAAGCCTTTCCACACACAAAGCACTGTTCTATCTTTACCCAAGCGAGCTATATCGGCAGTGATATATCCCTCACCTACATTCATTGGCTCTCTAAAGCATCTGATTAATTCATCATACATGTAAAGTCTATCACTGCTGTTATCAAATTCCCAATCTCCCTCAAGCAAGCGCTTTCTATCTGCTTCGGGTAAACGAGTAAGGCTTGTAACATAGCTGTCAGGTAGGTACAAATTGTCCCCAGGTAGAGCTTGCACAAACGCTCTATGCTCAGGAAGATTCTGATTCTTGTATGGTAAGTAGAATTGATTGTATATCCATCCCTTCGAAGGATTGCACGTGAGTAATATCTTAGGCTTAAGCCCGAACTCGTTAAGCTTGTATCTTATACGTGAGCTAACAATAGAGTAAGCCTTTTCAGTTATCTCAGTTGCCTCGTCAATAAATACATCTGTAACCTCAAGGCCGCCTAAATCGGTCATCATTGGATCAGATGGGTAGAGAAACAAATCGGCTAAGATTATCTCTGAGCCATTGCTGAACTTAATGATGTGGCTCTGCTGATTATAGATGAAATCTTCGCCTGCTTTCAGCCCTATCTCGTTAGCCACCTGAAAGAAGGTAGCCATTGTGGTCTTTTTAAGCGTGTCTAACTTGGCTCTGCCTATTAGTGAACGTGTACCTGGGTATTTTAAGCGCCTAAGAATCTGCCACATACAGCCAAGCATGGTCTTTCCACCGCCTGCTGCTCCTCCGTAGAGAATTGTTTCTACATCTGAATCTACTGAAAGAAATTTAAGTGCCTCGCTTTGCCTTGTTAGAGGCTTGAAATTATACTCTATTTGTCTCGCCATTGTACAAAGTTAGGCACAATGTACGTACTATCAATAGGTTTAGTTACTCTCTCTAAGTTCAGCTCCATTAAGTAAGCGCCCAAAGGTTTAGGAGGCCTCATACGCTCTACGTGAAAGCCCATGTAACCTTCATCATACTCTTCTTTATAGCTTGCTGTTCTAATGTGATGCACATAGCGCATATTAATTCTGTAACCACCATTGTGAGCGAAGGCTAACTCTTCCACCATATCTGCGTGATGGTAAAGTTCATGCACGTGACCGCTCCAAATGCAATCAGCGCCATCTATCATCACACCCATTCGGTTATTTTGAATAACTCCCTTAGTCACTACTCCACCACCACCTGATCCATGGTAGTACTTTGTCTTGAATACAACAGCAGTAGTTTTATTTTTAGCGACTCTATGAATCCACCATCCACCATAGCCGCCTACTAATACATTGCTGCCTGCTTCTCTGTTTAATCCGCTAACAAAGCGCTCTATTAAATCGGTTTCACAGTTCTTAATGATGGCTGTCTCATGATTACCATAGCCAACAAACACCATCAGGTGAGCGTATGGCTTAAACCAATCTATTGCAGTGTTTACAAGCGCATCTAAGTAGTTAGCCACGTTGTGCTCCGGGCGAATATCTTGCTTGCTTCTACGTGGATCATACTTCCCCATCATACAACAGAATAAGTCTCCGTTTATGGCGAAGTAGATGTTTTCTTCTAAGCATTTATCTAAGTGAGCTTTGAGTAGTTTTCTGTCGCAGTGAGGATTATCCCAGTGCACATCTGACATCATGAGGAACTTATCCCCACTCTTGCACGTTGTTATGATGATGTTTCTACCCTCGCGAGATGATGTAATCATTAGTAATTATATTAGATTTAAGCTCCTGAAAGTGCTTTTTGAATTCGTTGTAAGGCACGTCTATGACTATTCCGTTATCAATGCCCTGCATCAGTGCTATTGTGCGCTGGCCTACGTAGTAAGTTCCATCACTTCTAAACTCTACTTCAGCTTGAATGCCCACACATTTGCGAGCATCAAACATAAAAGGCACGTTATCGGCATACGTTGCTTCCATTCCGATATCATCGGTATAGTTCCACTGAACTATGTACGTACTGCATAACTCAGGCAGCAGCTTCGCATTTAAATCTACTACTTCCTTTTTCTTTTTAAATAGATTCATACGCTAAAATTAATAAAAAAGCCCAGCGTAATGCTGAGCTCTCTTATAGTTAGTGGAAGAAATGACTAAAATAAACTAAGCTGTGGTTTAATAGCAACCTCTTTACCTGGCATTTCAATCTCACCCATTGCCATAAGAATACCATCAAATCGGCCATTAAAGTTAGCAGTTAACAAAGCTTGTTTCATCTCTGATTTAACCAATGCTACAGCCTCTTCTTTCGTTGCGCTAACATCTTCCTCTTCCCAAGATAAAGGCCTGCTGATAGATGTGCTAATACCCTGGATGTGATATGTGCGAGCATAACCATTTTTATTCTTAGCTATTTCATAATGAGCTAAAACTCCACCAGCTTTATAGTACATAGTATCTCCATTCGTGCAGATACCATCTTCATCGTAAATGTACTTACTCACAGCTTCTCCTCCCGAATCTCTATTCTAAATAGATCTTTGAGTATCTCAATCTCATGGTCTTTAAAGTTGCTTATGCCCTGCTCGCGGAGGCAGTAATTACTTTGCTCTATACCTAATTTATACGCGAGATATTCTTGGCTATAGCCGTAAAAAAGTCTATAGCATTTAATGCTTCTGTGAAATGATATCATGATTTTTCAAATTCTTTAGTTAATGTTTCTATTTGCTCTTGGCATTTTTCAATCTCATAATCAATAATGCTTTCATAATTTTCATTACTGATGTAAACTATAGAAATTGAATAGCCAAATTCTTTAGGAATGTACAGCTCAGGCTTTCTTTTTTTTGCTCTTGTTAAGTCTACTATTTTAGTCCTTAAATCATCTATCTCTTCATGAATATAGATAAGCTCTTGAAATCTTTCTCTTGTCATATTTCTTCTTGTTTTAAAATAGAAAATCTATAAGAGCCGTGATCTACTTTATTTATAAAAGTAAGTAGCACGTTTAACTCACTTAACTCGGAATAATTAAGATATCTTTTTGTCCAACAATCAGATAAATATACTCCATTGCCATCATCGTGAATTGTGCCTATTAACTTACCACGTAATTTAAATGCCCAAGCATCACTTCCTGAATAATACAATGAATGTGTATACTCATCACTTTCTATAACGTAATCTACTGTTATCAATGATTCTTCTTTTGGAATAACTAAATACTTCATTTTTCTCCTTTGTTTATTTGTTTAATAATGTCAATGTAAACTATGCGGCTCAGCTCAATTTTCTTAGCATTGATGAAGTCCTGCTCAGTGCCTTCATTGCGAAGCTTGTTAGCATCCTTCCATCTTTGTGTTATGCGCTGCTCGGCTAAGTCATCCATTCGCTCCCACACTTCAGGCATCCAATCAGACTTCTTATAAATGCCTTGTCTGAACAAGCGCTGGCAGTTATAAGGTGCAGATATCTCTACCCACGTTTGCTTACCATTCTTATAGCGCTCCGCATCAGCATGCAAATCATCTATAGGATTAGTAGGAGTGTATTCTTTTCGCTCAGCTTCAGGCAAGATAAGCGCTTTATTCAGCTCTCTCCATGTCTTAGCCTTATACTCTTCATAGCGTTTAAATACATCAGCCATAAATGAGATACTGAATAGGTTATAAGCATCCACTCTTTCCCATTCCTTACCCACTGCATTTAATAGAAAGGCATTCTGCCAATCTTTAATTGATGTAGTTCGATACGTATTTTGTGTAAGTTGCTGAAGCAGAGTTACTTCTATGTCTGAAGGTAAAGCCTTAATAGAATTGATTACAGCAGCCTGCGCAATCAGCTCTCTAAACTCCTAGCTCTCTAAACTCCTGCTCAGATAATGAGTGAAGCTTAGGTGAGTTAATAGCCTCTACTACGTTACTCTCTTCAGCGCTTAGTGAACGACTGAAGCTCTGATGTGCTAATGCGCCCAATCTTTTGCTCATCTTCTTTAGATTTTTGTTGGTTAGTATCTCTTGCTTTCCACTGATCCGCGGCTGCTCGCCAGCTCTTCATGGAATTTCTGCCTACCTTCCATCCATTGCTCTCATAGAATGTGTAGAATCGTTTAGCCATAACTACATCTTGAGTGTAATCTATGACGTCTGCAAGTGATGGAGGAGTGAATTTGGAGCGCTCGCACTCTCTCTTCAAGCGCTTCAATGCGCTTTAATAGAATTGTTGTCATTTGGTTTAAGATTATTAATTATTCAACAAATATAGAAGAAATCTCTTCCACCAAGGTAAGCGCTCTACTTTTTTTATAGGCTGAGTCTTAGGCATGTTGACTAAACCAAGCATATCAGTATCTGCTTTTGATGCCTGAATATCGCTGTAGTATTTATTCTTCGCATCAATAAATTGCTTAAATTTATCTTGTCTTAAATGCTTTACTGCCTCCCATTCGCGTGAGCCTATCTTTTTAATAATGCCTACCTCTCTCATGATTTGCAGGTATTGTTTACCCATTCGCTCATGCTTAAGAGCAGCGCTTGGTGTCATGCCAGCATTGACTAAAACACACACGCTTTTTAACACACACGCTTTTTACTCTCTCTATTGTTACCTTACCGGTATCGTACGTTAAACTTAATTGCTTCATTGGTTTAGTGATTTGATTATTGAGTTAATTTATAAAACACTTTATTGAGATGCTCGTTATTAAGATGGCCGAGAATCTCCTCTACCTTCTCTCTGTAGACTCTATCAGTCTGAATCATATTATCTACGTGGCTGATAGCGTAAAGGATTGTAGAATGATCTCTAAGGAATATAGCACCGATGTTATGTAGGCTCATGCTTGTACCGTGTCGAATTACCCACATACATATCTGCCTGATATCGTTAATCTCACGCACTCGGCTTCTGCCTTTAAGATTAGGCCAATCAGTATAACCTTTATCTAAAAGAATCTCAAGCATTCTATTAGCCTTAGCCTCATTCATGCTCTCAGCTATTCCATTAATTGACTTCCACTTTAGCTCAGGAATGTTACTGTTGTTTACAGCTCTTACCAGGTTATCTATTCGTCTACGTGCATTCTGCTGCATCTCAGCAGGAATCAAAAGCAGGATAT